ATCTATGTTATATATTAAAAATATAGAGCAGAAACAAGTAAGAACTACTACTACTAGAAATAATTATAAGTAGTAGTAGTAATAAACAGAAGTAAAACAATATGTGTTATATTTATTAAATATAGTATATATACTTAGAGTAATTAAGTTGGGTTCTTTCATTACCCTCCTCCCCTTAGTTACTCTACTTATATGTTCTGTGTTAGAATGTATAACGGCAATAATGCCATTAATAAGTAAATAATATAAGGAGACTGAAATGTCAAAAACAAAAGTAAAAGCAGTAGTAACACCAACAGGTAATGCACTATGGGCAAAGGTAACTGAGCCTCAAGCTAATAAGTTTAACCCAACACCTATGTTCTCTATGAGTGTTATCTTTAAGCCTGAAGAAGTAACAGAGTTTAAGGCTCAGATGCAGGCTTTATTAGATAACTACTATGATGAGGTGTTTGCTGAGTTAAAACCTCAGAAGCAGAAGTCATTAGTTAAAGCTGACCTATTCCGTGAAGCTGAAGACAAGGATGGTAATCTAACAGGAGAGTTAGAGCTTAGAAGTAAGCAGTTTGCTAAAGACTACAATGGCGATGAGCAACGTATGCCTATTGTAGATAGTAAAGGTAAAGATATTACTGAAGGTTGTCCTCTAGTAGGTAATGGTAGTCGTGTAAGAGCTAAGGTATTCCCTAAGCTATATCATATGGCTTCTACTAACACAGTAGGTATTAGCTTCAGACTGAATGCTGTACAGATTATTGATTTAGTTGAGTATGGTAACGCAGGTAGTGGCTTTGAAGCAGTAGAAGGAGGTTATGTTGCGCCTATTACTACTAGTACACATAATGTTGGAGACGAATCTCCATTTGAAGAAGTAACTGAAGACCTAGACTTCTAATGAGACGGTCAGTACAAGAAGAAGGGGCTATTAGAACCCACTTACCTTGTCCTGACTGTGGTTCAACTGACGCACTAAGTGAATATGAAAATAACACCTACTGCTTCAGTTGTTCTAAGTCAACTTACACAGGCAAGAATAAACAACAAGCACAAACAGATCAAAGGAGAAATAATATGAGAGACGAATTATTACACGGTGAGTATATCGATGTTAAAGGACGAGGGCTTAGTGCTAAGACTTGTCGTAAATATGGTTATCACCTAGCAGAGATTGACGGCAGTCCTGCTTACTTGGCTAACTATTATGATGACCAAAATAACTTGGTAGGTCAGAAGGTTAGATTTAAAGATAAATCATTCAGAATACGAGGGAAAGTAGACCCTAGCGTTATGTTTGGTAAACAGCTATTCCGAGACAAAGGAAGGCAAGTGATTATTACTGAAGGGGAAGTAGATGCTCTATCAATAGCAGAAGCATTTGATGCTAAGTATCCTGTTGTATCATTACCTAATGGTGCTTCATCTGCAGCTAAAGTTATTAAGAAGAACCTAGAGTGGTTAGAAGGTTTTAATAATATTGTGTTATGGTTTGATAACGACCAACCAGGTAAGGATGCAGTAGAAGCAGTTATGCCTCTATTAAGCCCAGGTAAGGTTAAGGTTGTATCTACTCAATACAAAGATGCTAATGAGATGTTATTAGCTGAAGGTAAGGCATCAGTTGTTAATGCTACTTATGATGCTAAAGAATGGAGACCTGATGGTATCCTCAATGGTAGTGACTTATGGGAGAAGTACAAAGAGAAACAAGTGTTTGAAACAGCCCACTATCCCTACCCTAAGATGGATGATATGTTTAAGGGACTACGTAAAGGTGAGTTAGTTACGTTCACTGCAGGCTCAGGTATGGGTAAGTCAACAGTAGTACGAGAGATTGCCTATGACTTGATGTTAAGACAAGAACAGAAGATTGGCTACATTGCTTTGGAAGAGAATTGGCGTAGTACGCTGACTAAGTTCTTAGGTATGTATAGTAACAAGCCCTTGTTCTTTGATGATGAGCTTACTGAGGAAGAGGAGAAGGAAGCCTGGGGAGAAACCATCGGTAAGGATAGGCTCTATCTCTATGACCACTTCGGCTCTATTGAGACTGAGAACCTATTAAGTAAGATTAGGGTTATGATACATAACTGTGGTGTTGATTACATTGTCCTAGACCATATCTCTATTGTTGTATCAGGTATGGAAGGTGGAGATGAGAGACGCTCTATTGACAATCTAATGACTATGTTACGCTCAGTAGTTGAAGAGACTAATGTAGGTATGTTGCTTATTTCTCACTTGCGTAGAGCATCGGGAGATAAGGGACACGAGGACGGTGCTCAGATAACACTCAGTCAGTTACGAGGTTCAGGTGCTATTGCTCAGTTATCTGATGCAGTTATTGGTTTGGAACGTGACGCTCAGTCAGAAGAAGAAGGTGACCGTATTGGTATCCGAGTATTGAAGAATAGATTTGGAGGTATGTTAGGTAAAGCAGATGTCTTACAATACAACCATACTACAGGTAGAATTGAATTATCTAGTGATGAATTTGATGGGGAGATTGATGATGTCGACAGCGATTTTTGATTTAGAAACTGATGGTCTGCTTGATGAAGTAACTACTATTCATTGTCTTGTATTCTATGACTTAGAAGAGAAGAAGCTTCATTCATTTATTCCTAGTAAGGTTACTGAGGGGCTTATTAAGTTAGAGGCATATGATACTCTAGTAGGTCATAACATCATCGGATATGATATTCCTGTAGTAGAGAAACTACATCCTCATATTAAATTAAGTGACAATGTAGTTGATACTTTAATCTTATCTAAACTCGCCTACTACAATATGCACGCAGTAGATGAGCAAAGAGATATACCACCAAATCTTAAAGGGAGATACTCACTTGAGGCTTGGGGTCATAGATTAGGGGATAACAAAGGTGATTATGGTGAGCAAGAGAATGCTTGGGACACCTATACTAACGAAATGCTTGAGTACTGTGAGCAGGATGTTAAGTTAACAGTTAAGTTATATAAGAAACTACTAACTAAGGATTGGTTACCTGCTGGAGCACTACGTATAGAACAAGAGTTTGCTAAGGTGATAACTGAACAGACTATAGCAGGTTGGGAGTTTGATGTTGATAAGGCACAGAGACTACACGTTGAGTTGATGAGGGATAAGGAAGAGATTGAGAAGGAGTTGTATGAGACCTTCAAACCTAAATATATTTACAAAGGGGAGAAGCATTATGCACGCTCACCATTTAATAGATTAGGTGTTGCTCATTGGTACAACAGTGCTGTTGAATATACTCCTTTTAATCCTGCTTCTAGGGCTCATATTGCTCTTTGGTTAGGTGACTTATATGGGTGGAAGCCTAAGATGTCTGAGAAGGGTAATCCAATTGTAGATAGTGATGTATTATCTAAGCTCAAGTATCCTGAAGCACAGCTACTGGTTAAGTTCTTTGATATTAACAAGTTGATTGGTATGGTAGCTGAAGGTAATAATGCTTGGCTTAAGTTAGTAGGAAGTGATGGACGTATACACGGACAGCTTGATACAGTAGGAGCAGTGACAGGTAGATGTACTCATCGTAAACCTAATGTAGCTCAGACACCTAGTGGTAGGGCTTTCAAAGGTAAGGAATGTAGGGAGCTGTTTAAAGCTAAACCTGGCTATAGGATTGTAGGTGTAGATGCTAGTGGACTAGAGCTTAGGATGTTGGCTCACTATATGGCTAAGTGGGACAAAGGTAGTTATGGTAAGCAGGTGTTGGAAGGAGATATTCACTGTGTAAACGGCATTGCTGCAGGACTTATGGAAGCTGATTGGGTAGCACATTCTCCTGAATGGGAGAAAGGAAGAGGACAGGCTAAGACATTTATCTATGCTTTCTTATATGGTGCAGGTGATGGTAAGATTGGTTCTATTGTTGGAGGTAAGGCTAAGGAAGGTAAGGCATTAAAGGCTAAGTTCTTTAAAACCCTGCCTGCCCTAGAGAAGCTAATTACCTCTGTTACTAAGTCAGCAAGTAAAGGTTACATCACAGGCTTAACAGGTAGAAGGTTATATATAAGAAGCCCACACGCTGCTTTAAACACCCTACTGCAGTCAGCAGGTGCTTATGTGATGAAATACTATACGGTTGCTTTATATAGCAACCTAAAGGGATATGATGCTACAATGGTAGGAAATATCCACGATGAAGTACAGATGGAAGTGTTAGAAACTCAAGTAGATGAAGTTAAGAAAATAGCGGAGGCTTCATTTGCTGAAGTTACTGACCTTCTTAACTTTAGAATTAAACTTGAAGGAGAAGCACAAGATGGGGAAACCTGGTACGACACGCATTAAAGCGATACTACCTCTACCACTCTATTGGAAGGGAAGGGGTAATAAGAAACGACAACTACTACTGAGTACAAACACGTGGTTACCGATGCATTACACACAACGTAATAACATCAAGCAAAACTACCACGAAATAGTCAGAGAGTGGTGTGAGCAGTTACCTAAGTTTAAAACACTTAAACCTCACTACACTCTCTACTTTAATAACAAGCGTAAGAAGGATGTAGATAACTACACCGCTCCTCTACATAAATTCCTAATGGATGCTATGGTGGAACACGGGGTAATTGAAGAGGATAACTATGAGTATGTTACTGGCTTCTGTTCTGACTTCGGAGGTATTGAAGATGATAACTATGCTGTAGTGGAGTTGGTAGGTGAGTACGAAGATAGGGATTGATGAAGCAATAGGAAGAGTAGCTACTACTCGCTTACCTGTTGATGATAAGATAATAGATAGTATGCTAAGCACCTTGCAGATATTGAAGGACTTAGGATTTAAACAAATAAGTAAAGGAGATAAGTATGACAAAGGACAACATAAACCCTAGTCACTATAAACAAGGAAACATAGAAGTAATAGATTTTATCCTAGACCAACGGTTAAATTACTTAGAGGGGAATGTGATTAAGTATGTTAGTCGCTATAAGTATAAGAATGGTTTAGAAGATTTAAAGAAAGCACAATGGTATTTGAACAAGATAATGCTAGAACTAACTAAAGAGGAGTAAGTATGACATACGATGAGTATATAGAACAAGAAGGAGTAGCCCTCCCTATAGCAGGGTTTGAGGATTTGGTATTCGATTACCTAGAAGCTTTAAATGACGAAGGTTATGATGTACCAGTGGATAACATTATCCATTGTATATTTGCAACACAGGAGATAGTTCCTATGGTGGAAGAGATAAACAGTGAAGCTGTTAAAGACCCTAAGTTTATGCAAAGTATTGAGAGAGGAGGAGATAGTGTCCACTAAGGTAATGAGATTTACAGCAGAATGGTGTGCTCCTTGTAAGGACTATTTACCTATATTTACCAAGGTAATGGCTGATTATCCTGATGTTGAAGTACAATCATTTGATATTGAAACTGATGATGGAGTAGAGATGGCTAGTGACTATGGCATTCGAGGTGTTCCTACTACTATTATCTTTAAGGATAACGAGTATAAGATTAAAGTGGGAGTAGTACCTGAAGAAGATTTAAGGGAGGCTCTAGATGAATGAGAAGGAACTACTAGCTCGTGTTGAGGAAGTATTCCGATGGGGTATAACAGCTACTGAGGAAACCTACTGCAGGTGGGATGCAGAGAGTGATGAGTATCTAGTAGAGCTTAAGGCAAGACGGACTCATTACCCTACTCAAATCATAGAGTATTGTAAGCTTGATGCTCTTATGGACGAAGCAGGTAAAGAAGGGAAGGAGGTAATGTATATTGCTTCTACTCCACAGATAATACTTGTGTTTAATATAACAAAGCTTTGTAGTGAAGAGTATAACTTTAACTGGGAGAACAAGAGATTACCTAGCCATACTGATTTTGGCAAGGCTAGTTGGATGGATAAGAAGGTTGGTTATATTGATAACAATAAAGCAAACTGGAGGATACCATTATGAAAGCACTAATAGATAGCGATAGTTTAATATATAAACACGCTAGTTTAAACCAAGAGGTAACAGAGTGGGATGAAGACACTGTTACTGTTACTAGTGATTTACCAAAGGCTATATATGAGTTTGATAAGAACATAGCAGACATTGTTGAAGCTACTGATGCAGACGACTACTTGCTTGTATTAAGTCCTAGGAAAACCTTTAGGTACGACATACTAGATACTTACAAAGGAAACAGGAAACCACCTAAGTATCCTCTTGAGTTGTTAAAGCCTTTGAGAGAACACGCTACTAAGGCACTTAAGACACATACTCCTTGTTATGTAGAAGCAGATGATTATTGTGTTTGGAAGATGTATGAAGAACCTAATGAGTGGGTATTGTGTCATATTGATAAGGATTTAAACCAAGCAATAGGAGCACACTACAACTATAGGAACTTAAACTCTTATAGGGTAGAGCAGGAAGAAGCAGATTATGTATTCTACCTACAAACACTAACAGGTGATACAAGTGACGGCTATAAAGGCTGTCCAGGAATTGGACCAAAGAAGGCGGAGAAGATACTTCAAGACCTTGATTTATCCAATGAGAAGGAAGTATGGGAAGCTATTGTAGAGACCTATGCTGAGAAGGAACTAACAGAAGAGGATGCCCTTGTACAAGCAAGAGTAGCTAGGATGCTACGACCTAGTGAGTATGATGGCAACTGTACTATTAAACTATGGGGAATTGAAGATGAAGAGTGAATACCTAGGGATAACAATTGACAGAACCCGAGATAAGAATATGTCAGAACAAGCAAGAGAATTAGTCACTGGCTACTACTTGCGAGGTAAAGAGAAGAGTCCACAAGAAGCATATGCTAGGGCTTGTGTAGCTTACTCAGATTTAGATTCAGATTTAGCACAGAGGTTATATGATGGAGTTTCAAATAATTGGTTTATGTTTAGTAGTCCTATTCTCAGCAACGCTCCTCTCAAAGGAGAGAAAGCCAAGGGTCTACCAATTAGCTGTTTTCTCTCTTACGTTCCTGATACTCTTGATGGACTTATTAATCACCAGTCGGAACTCGCTTGGTTAAGTGTTAAAGGCGGTGGAGTAGGTGGACATTGGGGCGATGTACGTCCTGTGTCAGATAAAGCACCAGGACCTATTCCATTCATTAAGGTAGCAGACTCAGCAATGACTGCTTATAAACAAGGACAAACTAGGAAGGGAAGTTATGCGGCATACACAAACATCAGCCACCCCGACATTATGGAATTTATTAATCTCCGAGTGCCGACAGGGGGCGACAGCAACCGTAAGTGTTTTAACATTAACAACGCTGTCAATATTACTGATGGCTTTATGGATGCCGTTGCTAATAATAACGACTGGGATTTGGTTGATAATGAAGGCAGTGTTAGAGAAACTCTCAAGGCGAGGGAACTTTGGGAGAGACTTCTCGAAGTCCGTTTCAGAACAGGAGAGCCATACCTTAACTTCATTGACGAAGCTAATAGACATCTTCCACAAGCACTAAAGGAGAAAGGACTTGAAATCAAAGGTTCAAATTTATGCAATGAAATTCATCTACCTACAAGCAGTGAACGTACTGCTGTATGCTGTCTTAGTTCTCTTAACTTAGAGAAGTATGATGAATGGAAGGACACTAGTTTAGTTGGTGACTTGATTGTGATGTTAGATAATGTCTTGGAACACTTCATTAAGGAAGCACCCTTAGAGCTAACGAGAGCCGCATACTCAGCAGTTCGTGAGCGTAGTCTAGGGTTGGGCGCGATGGGCTTCCATAGTTACCTACAAAGTAAGAACATACCTTGGGAGTCATCATTGGCTACAGGTAGAAATCTACAGATGTTTAAACATATAAAGGATGAGGCAATATATGCCACTACAGCTTTGGCTGACACTAGGGGAGAATATAAAGATGGTATTGGAACGAATAAACGAAACTCTCACCTTCTTGCTATTGCTCCTAATGCTAACTCCAGTATTATTTGTGGTACTAGTGCTAGTATTGAGCCAATTAAGTCTAATGCTTATGTTCATAGGACTAGAGTGGGTACGCACTTGGTTAAGAACAAGTACCTTGAGAAGGTAATGAAAGAACATAAGTTTAGATTAGGTAAGGACGCTGAATGGTTAGAGAAGGAATGGAGAAACATAATCCACCACGAAGGTAGTGTACAACAGTTAGATTATCTATCAGAGTGGGAGAAGGATGTATTTAAGACTGCCTTTGAACTAGACCAAGAGTGGGTAGTAGAACACGCAGCACAGAGACAGCCTATGATTTGTCAGGGTCAATCTGTAAACCTATTCTTCCCTGCTGGTAGTGATAAAGCATATGTTAATAGCGTACACTTGAATGCTTGGAAGAAGAAGTTAAAAGGATTGTACTACTTAAGAACTAACAGTGGTGCTACTGCTGAACAAGTAGGTAAGAAAGTCGAGAGGGTTAAATTAAATTCATTTAAGGAGGAAGAAGAATGTCTGAGTTGTCAGGGGTAGGAGTATTAGACGAAGCTGTAGCTTACAAGCCTTTTAATTTTGTTTGGGCTATGGAGATAGCTGAAGAGCACGAGAAGGTACACTGGGGTACGTGGGAAGTTAAGCTACAGGAAGATGTAGACCAATGGAAACAAGGTAAGATTACTGATGTAGAGAAGAACCACATCACACAGATACTTAGATTGTTCACTCAGTCTGATGTACAGGTAGGACAGAACTACTGTGATTTATTTATACCTAAGTTCCGTAACCACGAGATTAGGAATATGTTGATGACCTTTGCTAATCGTGAGGGTACACATCAGAGAGCCTACGCACTACTTAACGATACCCTAGGGTTTCCTGATAGTGAGTACGAGGCTTTCTTAGACTACCAAGCTATGGTAGACAAGGTAGATTTTATGCAGGACAATGATGTACATACACATCACGGACTAGCTAAAGCATTAGCTCAGACCTGTGTTAATGAAGGTATGTCCTTATTCTCTGCCTTCGCTATGCTTCTTAATTACCAAAGGAAGGGTAAGATGAAGGGTATGTGTGAGGTAGTTGAGTGGTCAATTAGAGATGAAAGTATGCACGTTGAAGGAATGTCTAGGTTATTCAGGGCATTCTGTAACGAGCACCCTAGAGTAGTAACAGATGAATTTAAAGGAGAAATATATGAAATGTTCAGGTTGGCGGTGTCCTTGGAGGATAAGGTTATCGATTTGGCTTACGAACTTGGCAGTGTGGAAGGTCTCGATAAAGCTGAGGTTAAAGGATATATTAGGCATTTAGCGGACAGACGACTGCTTATGCTTGGTCTTAAACCAAACTATGGTGTGAAGGAAAACCCATTACCTTGGGTAGAGTGGATTATTGCAGGAGATAGTTTTAAAAACTTCTTTGAAGGTACTGTTACTGACTACTCTGCTGCTGGTATGACAGGAGACTGGGGATGGGAATAGGATATAAAGGTTGGAAATGTAAACACAAACTCCACTCTAAAGAGGGGTGGGGATGTTTCACTAATTGGATAGGAGATATAACTATGAATGATAAGAATTGGAGACAATGGAGAAAGGAATATAAGTATGATGTTAAATGGCTAGTGATAGGTATCTTCATCCTACTAGCTATCTTCTTTGGGGAAAGTAAAGCCAACCCCTACTCCTTCCCTATGGAAGATAAGATTACTATGGATGTGACTATGGTTAATGGTACTAGTGGTACTTACTTATGTCCTAGTGCTAGAGAGTGTTACGTTAAGTCTCTTGAGTATGAAGCTAGAGGTGGACATCAGTATTGTGTGTCGTTGGTTATGAAGAGAAAT